CGAGTTTGCGTGCGACAGCGACAACGGCGCGACGACGACCCTTGGTGCGCATCAGTCGCATGCCCCAAGATTTGATCTGAGACCCCGCCATCGTTCGCATGAGCAAAGCATTGGCGGCTGCGTACAAAGTTGCGCGGACATCCCTGTCACCCGCTTTCGATATGTGGCCAGGATTGTCGTGCTCACCAGACTGGTATCGTCTCGGCGTCAGGCCAAAATGCGCGCCAACAGTTCGTGATCGTTTGAAACGCGTCGGATCATCGACAGCGGCTTTGAATGTAAGTGAAGCGATTGGGCCGACGCCTGGAACTGTCATCATTCGCATGCACACCTCGTCTTGGCTGGCAGCGCGTTTGACCCTGCGATCCAGTTCCAAAAAGTGCTGATACAAAACCACGCGCGCGTCTAAGAGCGGCACCAAAGCATGGGCCAGAACTTCATCCATCTCGATCAACGGTCGAACAACACCATCAAAGCTGCCGTGCTTCACAGTCATGGGAAGGCGAATGCCAAAGATCTTCAATAGCCCGCGCACTTCGTTGGCGAGGTCCATCGTCTTCTTCAAAAGCGCCTTGCGTGTGCTGAGCAGAGCGCGAACGCCATGCGCCTCACGGCTCTTCATATGAACCGGGCTGAACCAACCAGTGCGCAGGACCTGAGCAATGCCACGCGCATCATTCTTGTCTGTCTTGTTGCGCATTGCCGACAGTGCAGCATTGACCTGACGCGCTTCCATACACACGACGTCAAAATCTTCTGCCGTCAATCCAAAGAACAGATGTTGGCTCAGAGTGCCCGCTTCAAAGCCGACCCGTTCAATCGGATGGGGAAACGTTCCAAGGCACTCAGCGATGTCGCTGACCTCGCATGGTAGCTCGCGCTCAAGCAGCACGGTTCCCTTGCCATCAACAATGCAAAGCGCACAGGATCGCAGCGATACGTCTATTCCAGCAAAATATTCCATTTCTCATCTCCCTTGTTCACAGTCATCCTGTGATCTTATCGGGAGCTCGACCTCACAACAGAGGGCAGCCCAATTACGCATGCTTTGGGCCGAAACCTATAGCAAGACCGCTCTCCAAACAGCGTGAAGCATATTGCGTACATTCGATCAATGGTGCTTTGGGCCGAAACCTATAGCAAGACCGCTCTCCAAACAGCGTGAAGCATATTGCGTACATTCGATCAATGGTGCTGCATTCAAAACCGATAGGTCGACTTGTATCGCCCAGAGTATGGCCTTCTTGGGAATTATGGTAAAAAAGGTTGGGAAAGCCAGAAGCAGCCCATCAAAGGCGCATGTTTTTGCGCTGCATTTTGCAGCCTTGGGTAATGCGCCTACTTGCCGAAAAGAGAGGCCTTGGGAAGTGGTTCAAGAGTGCAGTGCTTCTGAATGGTTGAATGGTTGAATGGTATGAGGCCCCTGAGAGGTTCTCAGGGACGCTCAAGATTATTGACCGCAACCACCACCAACGATCTGTGGTGCGGCCTTCAGAGAAGCCTTGGCAAGGCTCGTAGTTACGTTGGCTGCCTTCCCAATGTTCATTTCTTATCCGGTCTCAGAAGGTCAGAAAGCTGCGCTGTCGGCTATGGGGTGGCAGTGGCTTGACCTTAACCGCTCCATTCAGGAAATAAGGATTGTGTAAGAGCACATCAAAACGACCCAGAAGCTCGGTTTGCTGTTGAAGAAAGCCTCTCTTGCGCTTTTATCCTAGCCTGCAGAATACTTATCGCCTTCGAAATTGTTTCTTCCTCAATCAATTCGGTGGCTAAGGCTCTGTATTGGTAGACGCGGTCACTCTCGGCTGGCAAAAAGAAGTTCTCAATAAACCATTCTTGGAAGGGCTCCGCGTCTGGTTGGTGAAAACGAAAAATCAAACCGGAGAGGCAATTCTCGCTAACGATGACCACTTGCTCAAGACCCGCGTCAATCGCCAACTGGGCGAAATCCTTGTGACCGTCATTTAGCTCGTCAGAGATAGCGGTATGGGTCTTCTCATGAACGCCCATTGCGTTGAGCACGTCGGCGAGTACAAACCACGTCCGATCTTTGTGATCCATCATGCGAACAAAGTGATCGTCAATTTCGATATAAGTAACTGGGGAAGTTTTCATCTGTTGATCCTTTCGAGGAGCGTTTTGGGGTTAAATCATAAGGGGGGTACTTTACATAACGGTGCCATTTTCTTGGCCCGATGCGGTGTGGATTCCATAATTTGATTGTGGACCTCTTTAGTCGCATCAGTAGCGGCGCGACCCGTCCAGCGAACGATATGGTCGATCAAGTCCAACAGGGCTTTTCAGGTAAGAGACTGTAGTGTTCCGTCCAACAAGGCAGATGAAGCGCTACGCCTTTGCCGCTTTCAGGACGTATGAGACGATCATCTCATGGCATCGATAACGACACAGCCAGCATAGGCCTGTCTCACGGCGGGCTTTGAGATGGCTTGGGGTATCGCTGTGGAACACGCGAGGTTGCTGCAATGATGGTGCATATCCGACCTCCTTGCTTATGGGTTTGGGGTTCAGACGTAAAAGGTCACAGTCACCTGAGAGGGTGCTGGACGGGTCTGCTTGTCGTGATTGGGATTGGGGGCGATCTACCTTCATGGTCTGAAACTGATCGTATATACACCGAGCACATCAGCAGAGGAGCATCTGCTGTTCTCTCGGTGTATAGATAATAGGATGGTTGGCGGGGGATGATCACCATTCACCAACACATACAGTTCACTGGAGGTACACCTGAGGAATACTCATAGTGTACCTATAGAGTTTACTCTCGTTCGTCTTATCATAAGGGGGGTAGAATTTAACCACCTGAAAGCAAACACATTTTCAGACACTCGATTTCAGCCTGACCTAGGCGTCATCGACCGAAAAACGGAAGCCATTCTTCAAGTGTAGCCGGATCGAAATACGTTGGCTGGCACTCCTCCCATCGCGATAGACCGTGAAAGGTTACAGTCACCTGAGAAGGTGATGCTTATCGTGATAGGGATGCAGGGGTGATCTACCTGCATGGTCTGAAACTGATCGTATATCCCGCCGAAACGCTGTGGGGTTGGCTCGTGCCTTCTTAATCTCTGACTTGAACTGAACCACGAGGGGCGCTGAGAGAGCGTTTGCTATGTGCTTGTCAGACGTCTTGAGTGATCTTTTGAAGGCGCGATGACCACCGAACGCATATTGGATGTCTTCGGGGATAGAGACTTTTACATGCCAAGTATCGCCGCGCTTCATGAGATAATTTGCCATCATGCAAAACCCTTTTGTACCCAAGATTGTACCCAGAACTCTGAGCGTTTCTTGGTAAAGTCAATGATAAAAGGGGGTTAAGCACAAGTGGCAGCCCGTAGGGTTGTTTCAGTTTCCAGCGATAACAAGCGCATAGGCTGTCCAACTAGCACCCACACCGCCATTGATAACAATGCGGAAAATCCGATTTTGTCCAACGGTAAAAAGCGGTCGAACCTCGGCGCTTTCATGAACCCTAGTCACAAGCGCATGGCCCGTGTGATCGGCTATACTCTGACCATCGGCGGCGCTGACGCCTGGGCAGGCTTCACGACCGTGACAAGGGCGCGCCTGACGGTTGAAGAACGCGCGGCCTTGGCATGGGCTGTCCTCCGGTCGCTCGATACGCCAGAGCAAGCCGGGCAAGTCGCCAAGTCAGTCTTGAGCTTTGCAGACTACCCGTTGCCAACTTTCATGAACCCGATGCCAGACGCCCGCCTTTGGGCTTCCTGCGCCAGTGCCGAGGAACTCAAGGCTTACGCTCTTGCAGCGCATGACGCGATGACTGTCCGGGATCAGATGGCTTTCCGCAACCATATCTCGGAAGTGGAGATTGCGGCATGAAGATGATTTTGAACCGCACTGCTTTAGTTTCCGCACTGCCCTTTGACCTAGAAGAGGTTAAGGCCCACCTGCGGGTTGGTGACGACTCAGACGATGACGCGATCACAAAGATGGCCCGCACATCCGCTGCCGAGATTGAGCAATTTTCACAGATTGGCTTCTTGAACCAAACCGTGACGGTGACGCTCTTAGATCCGGCGCTCGATCGCATCATTTCACTGCCGATCGGTCCCGTCGCTGCGGATATCGTTCCGACTGTCACCGTTGACGGAGAGGGGTTCACTGGTTTCACGTTCTTTGGCGGTAACCGTCCCTCGATCTGGTTCAAGCCAGAGTATCGCCACACCACCCCCAGCCAGGTCACAATCGAGTATCAGGCCGGGTTTGGGGCTGACGCGGCCAGCATCCCGGCTGACCTTGCTCAAGCCCTCATGGATCAGACAGCGCTGCACTATGACGGCAGGTCACCGATGGATGCCAGGTCGCTCACCACATCACCACACATGGCCCGGATCGGGGCGCGGTATCGCGGGGTACAGCTATGACCGACAGAGAGCTTGAAGAGGTGCTGACGTTCCGCTGGCCGCTTGTCATGCGTCGAACGATGGCTGGCACGGACGAATGGCTCAAGGGCTTTGTGCGCTCGATCGCCAAGCACGGGAAGCGCCCAAGGTGGCGGCCCACGGCCAGACAGGAGCAGATCATGCGGCGGCTGGTGTCAGAGCTTGGCACCACGCCAGAGCGCGACGTTGAGCTGATCGAGAGGTGAGAAAGAAAAAAGGCCCACGCGCAAACGTGGGCCTCGGCGGATGTGGTGCGTTCACGGGTTAGCGATGCGCATCCGCTTAAAGCGTAACAGATGGTAACGGGCCAGACGCAAGCCAGCAAGGGGAAACTCATGCTGGTGAGGTGTAAATCCTCAAGGGCAGCTATTCCGCGACGTGCGGTCTCTCCAAGCCCTAAGGCCCCACTGGCACCCTCTAAGCCGGTGAACATGGGAGAGCGGACTGTGCCGAGGGAAAGGCAGGTCTGACCGATGCGGCGGCCCGGCTCCGGTGAGCAGGCAAGATCGTTGAGGTGAGGGCGGGAGGCGGGTTTTCAACCCCGCTGCAGTAACCCGCTTTCACTTCCCTCCACAGCAACCCTCACCAGTGAGCAGGGGGACATAGAGACAGAGAGACACACGCGAGAGGCGACACGATGACAGAGGCTGCGAAGAAAGAGAGGACATGGCGCAAGGCAGATGGCTCAATCCTTCCGCCTGCGCCGCGTCGTTCTCAGCATCACACGCCTGACCTCTTTGAATTAGGTACCAATGCCGCGACTTTGACAGATAGAGGGGACCGTCCTAGTGAGTTTTCAATTTTCGCGCCCGAAGCGGAAGCCGAAAACTGGACCCCGGCAGACAAAGCTATGCATTTCATGCATGCCCTCCATATTCCAGAGGGTCCGAACGCCGGAAAGCCCGTCACGCTGGCCCCTTTTCAGCGGCAATTCATTGAAGGCGCAATGACCCCGGAAACTGCCAACGCCATTCTAAGCATCGGGCGCGGCAACGGGAAATCCGCTATAACGGCGGGCCTTGCCCTTGGCGGTCTGATCGGTGTTTGGGATCGCCAGCCCCGGCGCGAGATCATCGCAGCCGCCCGGACGCGTGATCAGGGCCGCATTATCTGGGACTTTGTTGCGGGCTTCATCGCCAGCCTACCTTTGGAGATCCAGCGGCACTTCATTTTTCGGCGGGCCCCACGGCTTGAAATCGAATACCAGGGCGACGGCGGCGGGCATGTTCTGCGCGTCATCGCGGCGGATGGTAAGTCAGCCCTTGGCGGTGCGCCAACAATGGCGATCCTGGACGAACGCGGGCATTGGGCACTCGATCGTGGTGATGAGCTGGAACATGCGCTTTTGTCCGGTCTGGGCAAGCGTGAGGGCCGCGCGTTCCTGATCAGCACAAGCGCCAGCGACGACACGCACCCCTTTTCCAGATGGATCGATGATCCTTCAACCGGGTCTTATGTCCAGGAACATCGGCCCGCGCCTGGACTGCCAGCGGATGACGTAGAAAGCCTGCTGATCGCCAACCCAGGCGCGCCGCATGGCATCGGCGGCAATATCGAATGGCTTGAAGGGCAAGCGAAGCGGGCCATCGCCCGAGGCGGCTCAAGCCTGACAAGTTTCCGGCTCTATAACCGGAATGAGCGGGTGGCAGGTGACAGCCGGGATCTACTGATCACTTTGGACGAATGGCTCAACTGCGAAACCGACAGCTTGCCACCGCGCCAAGGCGGCGTAGTGATCGGGATCGACCTGGGCGGCTCGGCCTCTATGACGGCAGCGGCCTTCTACTGGCCTGAAACCGGCAGGCTCGAATGCAAAGGCACCTTTCCGTCTATGCCGAGTTTGCTTGATCGGGGGCAATCTGACGGCGTGGCGGGTCGCTATGTCGAGATGCAAGACCGGGGCGAACTGTCGGTTCTCGGAGACAAGACAGTGCCGGTCGCGCCTTGGCTGGTCGAGGTGATGCGCCACGTCGAGGATCAGCCCGTCATCTCGATCACGATGGACCGGTACAAACAGGCCGAACTTGGCGAAGCAATCAACCGCGCCGGAATCCGCGCGCCTTTGGTCTGGCGGGGCCAAGGCTTTCGGGACGGCGGCGAAGATGCAGAAAGATTCCGGCGCGCGGCGTTCGACGGTCTGGTCAAAGCGCAGCCGTCACTGCTGTTGCGCTCGGCCTTCATGGACACGGTCTGCCTGCGCGACCCTGCGAACAATATCAAGATTGCAAAGGCCCGATCGACGGGCCGGATCGACGCAGCGGCGGCATCTGTTCTGGCCGTCGCACAAGGCGCGCGGATCGCAGCACAACCCAAAACGAAAGCGAAAGCACTATGGCTATGAATGCTGGGAGACTGGACAGGCGCGTCCAATTCATGCGCAACGAAGTGATTGAAGACGAATACGGCAATGTCGTCGGGGAATTAATTGCCCTGGGATCGCCTGTTTATGCTTCTCGCAATGACGTGTCCGATGCTGAAAAATTCGCGGGTGGCACCATTGAATCAACGCTGGATGCTCGTTTCACTGTCCGATCGTCACCCTTCACCCGAGGCATCACCCCGGGTGACCGCCTGATAAACGAAGGTCTGGACTTCGACATCATCGGAATCAAGCAAGCCGGGGGCCGTCGAGCCTTCCTTGAACTTAGCTGCAAGGCTCGGGTCTGATCATGGGGGTCAGACGCGATCATCACAGGTTTTCCAAGCGGGTCACCAGGACAAAACGCTGGAAGGCACTGCGCGCCGAGATCCTTGAGCGTGACCGCTACCGCTGTTGCTCATGCGGCTGCGGCGGGCGGCTGGAAGTGGATCACGTCAAGCCGGTCAGGACGCACCCGGAGCTGTCCTATGAACCGCGCAACCTTCAGGCACTTTGCCCGAGTTGCCACACCCGAAAAACAAGGATCGAGTGCGGGCATCCCCCGCCCCGAAAGGACCGTCAGGAATGGCGGCAAGCTATCGAGGCGCTATCGCGTCCCGGTGAACGCAGCATCATCACAAAGGAAATCAAAGATGCTTAGATCAGTAGAAATCACCCGCCGTCAGTCGGAGATCCGCCAAAACCTTGCGGAGCTGGCGAACAAGGAAACTCCATCCGAGGACGAAATCCGCAAGATGGGTGAACTCGATATCGAATATCGGGCCAACGAAACCAAATACCGCGCGGCCTTGATCTCCGAGGATACCGAACGCCGGGACGCTGGCAGTGAGCTGGAAACCCGTTCCGGTCAGGAATGGGCGGATCTGATGGCCGGTTTCGAGATGCGCCAGGTTGCCCTTGCCCTGGACGAAGGCCGCCAGCTTGACGGCCAGACCGCCGAGATCGTGACAGAGCTGCGCAACGCAGGCGGTTTCCGAGGCATCCCCGTGCCATGGCAGGCACTTGAGACGCGGGCCGGTGAGACGGTCGCGGGTGGCACCCCGAACCCGATCCAAACCCGCCCGATCATCGACCGCCTTTTCCCTGACAGCGTAGCGGCCCGCATGGGTGCGCAGATGATCAGCATCGAGGCGGGCGCGCTGGAATGGCCGGTCACCACATCGGCAGTAACGGCAGGCTGGGCAGCGTCGGAGACAGGCAATGTCGCGGGTCCGACCGTCTACGCCACCACAGACCGCGCCATGTCGCCAGACCACAATCTTGGCATTCAGATGCGTATCACTCGCAAGGCTCTGAAACAGTCGGGCGCGGCGCTAGAACAGGCGGTACGCCGGGATATGAACGGCGCTATGGGAGCGGCAATGGATCAGGCGGCGTTCCTTGGAACCGGTGCTGACGGCCAACCCCTCGGCGTCATCACGGGCGCTGCGACCTACGGCATCACAGCGACCGCGATCAACGCGCTGGCAAGCTGGGGCGCATTCCGTGCCGCGGTGACACGGTTCATGACATCGAACGCTGCGGGATCTCCTGACGCGGTGCGCAGCCTGATCCGGCCCGAGCTTTGGGATTACCTGGACGGCGTCCTGATCGACGGCACGGCAGTCTCTGAATGGGATCGACTGCTGAAAAACCTGCCATCGGCCAACATAGCAATGACCAACAACGCGCTGGCTGCGCCATCCGGCACCCCTGCTGCAACCTCGGCGCTGCTGACCACGGCGGCGGGCGGTGTGGCCCCGATCTTCATTGGTGCATGGGGCGCGGTCGATATGATCCGCGACCCTTACAGCGATGCGCAGTCGGGCGGCTTGCGGATCACGGCGCTGGCAACCATGGACGTCACCGTCGCGCGCCCTGTTCAGCTGCAACTGCTGACCGGCCTTGAGCTGGCCGCTGCATAATGCTCTGGGGCGCTCATACCGGCAGCCTTGAGCTGCGCACCGAGGGCGGAGAAATCCGCCTTCGGGCAACCTTCCCATATGGTCGGGAAACCGTGCTGGCCGAGCGCATTGGGTCTGGGCGTGAGCGTCGAGAGATGATCGCGGCCCGCGCCTTTGCTGATCGGATCGGGCGCGGCGAGGACGTGCATTTTCTGGCCGGCCATGACTTCAACAAGCCGCTGGCATCACGTTCCGCCGGCAGCCTGACCCTGACCGAAACCGACGACGCCCTTGCAATCGACGCGACGATAAGCGCCGACATGGGCCAAGTCAGCTATGTGCGGGACTTCCTGACCGCCCATGCTGCTGGGCTGGTGCGTGGCCTTTCACCGGGCTTTCGGGTTCGCCCTGGTGGCGAGACGGTCGAAGAACGCGACGGTGCAATCCTGCGCACGATCCGGGCGGCTGACCTGATCGAGATCAGCGCCGTGACCAAACCCGCCTACCCACAAGCACAGATCGAGGCGCGAGATTGGGCATTCTTGCCCGAGGTCAAACGGGCCAACCTTATCTGTCATCACAATCGCTGGAGATAACAATGCTCGGATGGATCATGAACAAGCTGCGCCCGATCGAGACACGATCGAGCGGCAGCGGATACACCGCCCAGGTGATGGCCGCGCGTGACAGCTACATCAGCGGGCGGCGCGGCGTGGCAGAGCTGACTGCGACCGTGCAAAGCTGTGTCAGCCTATGGGAAGGCGGCTTTGCGATGGCAGACGTGTCAGGCACGGATCTGCTGACCCGTCAGAACATGGCCATGATCGCCCGCGCCGCTGCCCTGACCGGCGAAGCGGTATATCTGATCACGGATCTGGGGCTTGTTCCCGCGACCGATTGGGACGTGACCACCCGCGACGGCCGACCCCGTGCTTACCGGCTTTCTATTCCCGAGGCGGGCGGCGGCCGGACCGTGACCGCCCTTGCCGCCGAGGTGCTGCATCTGCGCATTGGGTCCGACCATCTGACCCCGTGGATCGGCACGGCACCCTTGCGCAGATCCAGCCTGACCGGCGCAATGCTACACGCGGTCGAATCCGCTCTGGCAGAGACATTCGAGAATGCGCCCCTCGGCTCATTGATCGTTCCCTTGCCAGACACCGGAGCCGATGACATGGCCACCATGCGCGGTGCGTTCAAAGGGCGCCGGGGATCTACCCTTGTGATCGAGGGCGTGGCCCAGGCGACGGCGGCGGGCATGAACCCGACGATCGGGCAGAAACCCGATCAGATCTCGCCGGATCTGTCCAAGAGTATGACAGACGAAACCCTGTCAGCGGCCCGCGAGGGAATCGGCATGGCTTACGGCGTCCTGCCGTCATTCTTCAATCGCGCTGCAACCGGCCCGGTGATCAGAGAGGCGCAGCGCCAGCTGGCCATCTGGACGCTACAGCCGATTGCTGCGCTGCTGGCAGACGAGGCATCCATCAAGCTGGGGGCAGAGGTGATGATCGACACGATCCGACCCTTGCAAGCCTTCGATGCAGGTGGACGTGCGCGCGCCCTGGCCGCGATCATCAAGACGATGGCCGAGGCAAAGGAAGCAGGCATCGCCCCGGCTGACGTGTCAGGTGCGATGCGCATGGTCGATTGGGAGAGATAGGCAAGGTACGCCTCGGGTAGCTCAAGGTTATCGTCCCGAAAGTGCCTCGGATCAGTCGGTGAGTGCCGTAAAACCCCGACAGCGCGCGGCCTGCCTCAACTCCGTAGGCGCGGCGCGCAACTTGCTCTATTCCTTTATTTTCTCAAGGGGTTCACGAAAATCAAGCAACTCTTGTGCAGTCGCTTCTAACGCAGGTATCAGGGACCGCATTAAGCCGTTCAGCTCTTCCTGCAACTCGTTCTGCTTTTGCATCCGAACGCCAAGCGTTTCTAGCGCCGTGGCAATATCTTGAGCGATTGCATCATCCATCTTGCGAACTCCTATGTTTAAGTCTGACACCGGCACCACCGCCGTTTTCTTCGATGAATTCGACCCCAGCGGTTTCAAGCGCGCTGCGGATAGTCAAGACCGTGGAGGGTTTCAATTCCTCACCACGTTCAAGCCGTGACACGGTAGCCTGCGCGACATCAGCAAGGGCAGCAAGATCACGAACGCCAAGGCCAAGGGCGGCGCGGGCCATTTTGCATTGTGCGGCATTCATTTTTATAACCCTGTTATTTTTCTTGACGCGTGGCGAAGCTTGTGAAAAGCATAACCTTGTTATCAATACCACATCAGGAGACTGAAACAATGACTAAAGAACGCGTTTGCGCGAACAGCCCCGCCATGTTCCGCCGCATGATGATGACCATTCTGCCGGTCGCAGGGGTTTCCTGCGCTGCACCGTTGTTAGCTCAAGAAGGAACATCGGAAATCCTGCGCCTGTTTCACGCGCATCGTCGGATAACGAAAGCCGCTCACATTTACGCACGCACAGTGAGTGACCAAGACGAAGATCTTGAGATGCTTTTCTATCGCCGCACCGATCGCATTCAGGATGCAATGATGGCATTGCCCTCAAGCAGCGCAGCTGACTTCGCCGCAAAGATGATCATTTCGCACTGTGATGGCGAGTTTTCATGCCTTTCTGACGAAGATCCGGTCTGGGTCGAGGCGCGTCAGCTCACGTCTTAACGCAGAACCTACATTTACAGTTGACCGAGCCTCTTATTGCAGGTAGCACATTAAGAATGAAATCCAGCGCATTCATCAAAATTATCGCAAAAGCATACCGGGTCGAAGAACAGACCGTGGGGCTTTATACCCGCTTCATGAAAGAGGCTGGCCTGATCACTTCGGGTGCAAGGGGTGTGAATGCACCTCACATGCACCCGCGTGACGCGGTAAGGCTCACGATTGCGCTTCTTGCAACGGGCACCGCTGCCCACGCTGCCCCTCTTTATCGCCGGTTTGCAGGCATGGAAGTCCAGCCCTTCGCTTCAAAAGATCAGCTCGTCCCTAACTCTGGCATTTCCGAAGGCGCTACTCTCGAAGCTGTCCTGCTGCACATGTTTTCCGCCGATATGTTTCCCGAAGGCATTCCAGGGGGCGGACCAATGGACTGCAATCCATATCTTGAGCTTCAAGAAGGTCAGAGGATTGCAACAATCAAGTATTCTACACTGGTCAATGGTAAATTGGCCCATGACGAGAAGAACCGGGCAACCGCCTTTTTCATGACGCGTGATCGTCCTCGTGATATGGCGGCTCAGGATAGACAAGCGCACGGTGGTATTTTCGTCTCACGCGGCCTTGCCACAATGTCCCTGAGTGAATGCGCGATACCGTTCTACCTTGAATGGCGTGACAAGGTCTCTTGGGAAACCATGGAAAAAGAGACTGCGGATGAAAAGGAACAGCGGTTCCGCCATGGTAATTTCACGCTCGCGAAGGGGCTTTGGTTTGACCGTGATCTTGGGGAGGGCGTGTAATGGCTGCCCGTCCCGCTCTTGTCACGCAGACCGAGATCAAACGCACTTTGCAAGCCGCATTGCTGGCGGGGCTGCGCATCGGCAGGGTCGAGGTGGATCATGCCACGGGCCGCGTAGTGGTTTTCCCTGAAGGCGCTGCGGCTCAAGCTGCTGGGCCAGATCCTGACGAGCTGCTGCGATGACAAAACGCAAGAACCCTTATCCAGGCGTTCGCAAGAACGTGGTTAAGGGGCGAATCTACTGGAAATTCGAGAACGGCGACTTCCGCTGCAACATCCCTGGACCCTATGGGTCTGCGAACTTTCTGGCGGGATACGAGGCCGCACTTGCCGGTTCTAAGTCCGCAAATGGGTCGACCGCCCTTGCAGGCACGTTGTCATGGCTGGTTGAGCAGTATCTGCGCAGCCTACGGTTTCAGAACCTTTCAGACAGCCGCAAGCGCACGATCCGGCTTGAACTTGATTGGCTGCGTCAAGAGGCGGGAAAGTATCAATTCGACCGATTGGATGTCCGGCATGTCGAAGCTCTGATGTCCAAGAAGAAAGGCCCGACCGCTGCGAACACGGTCAAAAAGAACATGTCGATGCTGTTCAACTTCGCGGCCAAGAAGCTCGGCTACACCGGCACGAATCCGGCGCGTCATGCAGAACGGATGAAAACGAACCCGGATGGCTTTCACACTTGGACGCAAGACGAGGTTAATCGCTTCCTTGACCGGCACGGCCCGACTACCAAGGCGCGGCTGGTGATGTTGCTGGCCCTCAACACCGGCATGGCACGGCAGGATCTTGCCCGCGTCGGTCGCCAGCACGTCAAGGCGGGCAGGATTGCCTATCGCAGGCACAAGACTGCCGTGGCCGCTGATATGCCTATCTTACCCGAGCTTGCCGAAGAATTGCGCCACGTTCCAAGGGACCGTTTGCTGTTCGTCACCCAGGACAAAAGCGATAAGCCCTATGCTGTCGCATCGCTGGGTAATTGGTTCCGCGATCGCTGCGCCGAAGCGAAGGTTCCAGGTTCGCTGCACGGTCTAAGAGTCTGATTCAAAACTAACTTAACCTTCTCAATTCCTTGCGAGATGCCGTGTGACGCGTCTGATGTGTGCGATGAGAATCCAAGCTTCAGCGCTGGCGATGGATTTCTCCCAATCTTTCGACAGGCGGCGACATCGGTTCAGCCAGGCGAAGGTGCGCTCGACGACCCACCGTCGCGGCAGCAC